AACCCATCATCTACTAATGTAACTATTATATAACAGGATACGTATAATGTACACATTAATTAAGCTAGATACAAATACTAATGTATCAGTTTGGATACTCAATCACTTTCTATTTCACCATCGTCTTCTTCTTTCAACCGTTCAAACGCGCCACTCGTAATATCATTCACATACAACGCAATCTTCCCAGCATGATAGACAATATAACACTCTCGTCGAACATCACTTGAAATTCGACTATGCTCGCGTGATAGATAATCAAACTCATCCTTCACTGGCGGTAACCATTTCGTCAGTCGTACAATACTTGGAATATTGGAAATATCCTTCAATTGGAAGACGTCAACAGTTTTTAATCTCATAAATGGCTTCATTGCTTCCTCGCTGCTCTTACTCGAGCTCTCAACCATCGAGTAAAATGTGGCGTCTTCAAATAGACGGATGATGCACCAGCTTCCTTCTTGATGATACACTTAAACTTTAACAATTTTGAAATGATCTCTACCGCAATTTGTGGCGAGACATTCAAATGCTCCATCACGTCTTTTGATTGGATGTATGTGTTGTTAAGCAGATATTGATACGCGTCATCTTGACTTTGATACGCATTGAAATACGCTGTTAACGCATCAATATTTTCTTGTTGTAACGTTGGATTCAACTCTTTCTTCTGCCATGAATGATCCCAATAACCATTCACGTCAGCCTTATAAAGACCACGAATGAACGATGCCGCACATTGAATATGCAATCGTTTGACTTTCAATACTTTTCCATGGTCAGCTGAACTATACAACCGCCCAGCAAATGCAATCGCAATCTTTGCAATCTTAAACCTGACATTCTCACCTTGAATCAATGGAATCCCAATGTCATAAAACTTCCCAACACGATTCGACACTTTAAAAATTTCATCCATTGCTTCTTGTGTAAAGACGATTTGATCCGCTGATCGACTCCATATCCACATAATCAACTCGCGTTCCATATATTGTGGATACATGACGTCAACATTTTCATACGTCTTATTAATCTTGTCGATCGACACTTCATCATGTGACACAATGCATGCATAATCAAACCGTGCAATATCCTCTGGTGCATGCACAAGATCCTTCAATGCATGAATCCCAAATGTGTAATTTGAGATTGCTTTACTCGGCGGATTTGCAAGAAATACAAGCCGTGTGCGTGCATTCGTGACTTGCTGTTGGATCTTTGTGACTTCCGCGACACCTTCACTTCGAATACGCGAGAGCCTTGTCCAATCTGTATTCTTCAACTCTGATGCTTCATCAATGATGACGAGCCCACGATCATTGAGTGGAATTCGACCCCATGAAATAACCCAATGACTACTGACCTGTTGTGCACCACCAACAAGTCCTGCGAACGTTGAGTTCTCAGCACCAACAACTTCACCAATCCCATAGTATTTTGACAATCCTTCTGCAACATGTCCTTTCCCACAGCGGGTATCACCTAATACCATGATATCCATTCGTGCTGGTTGTGTCCGACCACCAGGTAACCGAAACTCCATCGCGCTATGAAACGCAAGATCGATAGATAAATGCAGCATGAATCGTCCATAGATCTTTGTCACGTTTCTTGCATACGACTCATACAACTCATTGAGATAACCAAATACATCCTCTGTCGTTTCAAGCTCTTCTACAAATCCTTCGAGATGCTTCCGTATTTTGTCAGTAAGTTCGAATGACTCAATATCAGACTTTGACTTTTCAGCTTTTGTAAAGACGTACGTCGCAACTTGGTTCTTCGGATCAACTGTTGAATAGCCGCTTAAATAATACGTGTAATTGGATTGAATGTCATGCCCAACAAAATACGATGTTTGTGCTGACATCCACTTTGTACGGTCTTCTCCTGTTGGTTGAGAAATGAAAATTCGCAAAACATTTTGCGTTTCAATAACATCAATCCCAACGCGCTTACAACTAATCTTATATGCTGCACGAACAACTGCTGAAATTCTTGTTGATTGCACATCAAGAAAAAAGAGCAGTCGCTCATCCTTTGGTTTGACATGAATTTCTTCTTCGTTTTTATATTTACAGGTTTCATCGCCACAACCTAAACATTTGACTTTCACAATCTTTGGAATTTTGTATGGTGTTGCACTTTTTCCAGAGACGACAGCTCGTACACGAATGGGTGCATTATGAAACGATGATTTTGCAATGTCACCCAAGTTGTTCAACATACAACATCCTATCTGTTCGAACATTGGGACTGGGTCATACGACCCAGCCCCAACATCGCATCAACGAATGAACTTACCGTCTGCTCTTCTTCTTTTTCTTCTTATCCTTTCCAGACTTTTTCCGACGTGACTTCTTTTTCTTGTCATCGTCATCGTCGTCATCGTCTTCCTCTTCTTCCTCTTCCTCTTCTTCCTCTTCTTCCTCTTCCTCTTCCTCTTCTTCCTCTTCTTCCTCCTCCTCTTCTTCTTCCTCTTCCTTATCATTCCCGTTATCGTCGTCGTCTTCCTCTTCTTCACCACCAACTTCGCTATCACCGACAGCGACGATTGAGAGGTTCTGATAATCGCCTTTTGTCTTCAACTCCACGGTCAATGTATCCTCAAAATCTGAGACGAAGCTTTCAACTGCTGCGGGCAAATCTTCGATATCGTCTGGCACCTCAAGTCCGAGCACCTCTGCAAAGCCCTTGAAGTAGGCAATGTTGTTCTCGTTCTCGAGACCATGGAACGTCATCGTCTCCTTACCCTTTGCATCTTTCGGTTTCACGACCTTAAACTTGGTTGCAACTTGCAACCGATCTTTCTTGCTGATTCCAACTTTCATCTCAACTAAGTTAACAACGTACTTTCCATCAGGTAAGCGTGAAAATCCTGATGCTTGCTTTGGTTCAGTCTTTGACCATACCTTCGACAACTTCTTCAACGACTTTGACACATCAGTAGCCATTACAATAACCTCCATGTGAATGATAAACTGTGATTGTTCCTTCTTCCTACTCCCTCTACCTCTTAACGGTTATTCGATACGCCACCTCCTTTCATGCAATCTTATTGCCGCTATAATAATCAGCAATGAGATCATACGTCTTCTTCGGGTCTTTTGATAATTGCAATTTCAATGGCAAATAGCCATCTCGATCGCCGGCTTCTAGGAACTCTGACGGCTCAAACGAAATCATTCGCTTCTTTTTATATTCAACTTTCCCGGTCACTTGATCTTTGATTTTAATCGTTTCAAAATCGATATACCCAATCACTGACACGAGTGGAATTAGAATCTTTCGCGCTCGATCAGGTAACGACGTTACTGTCTTCGTCACCACACCTCTCATTGTCTGCACTTCCTTAATTTGCATATGTGAGATGAAGACACACCCATATCCGGACCCAATGATCCGATTCACTGCTTTTCGAAATTCTGCATCGATCATACCAACACCTTTTCCATACCCAGCTTCTGATGCATGATCGATCTTCAATTTCTTACATACATACTGCTCACAATTTGTCCACATCGCATCGACAAAATCAAACACCACAACTTGATACCCGAGTCGCTTACGATTCTCCAACAAATAATCGACGGCCTTAATCAACTTCTCATGCGTGTTCACTAAGATGTACGGTGTCTTCACACGAGAAATTTCTTTCTTCGACGTACACAAATAAATTGACTTTGGAAACCCAGACGCAAATGTCGTCTTCCCTATCTTTGGTGGTCCAAACAACAACCACGCTGATTCCAACAATTTTGCTTTTCCACTCGACTCTTCAACAAGTATTTCGCTTCCCATTCTTCCCTCCATTATTCTAACACATTCGACACTGACTCATCATCATCGATTGAATACGGTTTACGTATTGTCAGCAACTTCATTTCTTGCTTCTCATCTCCATGACACAACCCATAAAACTGGCATCGATCCCATTCACCGACGCATCGACTGAAATCTTGATAATAATCATCTTGTGTTTTGCATGACAGCATTTGTTCTGACACTTTTTCCACTGTATTCATGACCGCTGTCCCAGCAATGAACGAACCTTTTGTGCGCTCAAGATGAAACTTCATCCCACCTTCAGACGACGCATACCAATCTTGCAATCTCACTAAGAATTCTCTCCGTGATTCATTTTTCTTTTGGCGAATTGACGGCTTCCGAATGATCTGATACAGAATCCCACCAAGTCGATCTTTTGGTTTGGCCAATCGATTATGCACTTCATAATACAATGCTGTTTGAGGATCCGTCTTAATTCCATTGACACGATCCATATCAAGCGATTTAAGGTTCTTCAATTCCCAAATCCATCGCAACGATTGGTTCTCAAGAATATTGTCGATTTTTCCAACCACTGTCACGCGTTTATTAAGCACATAGCGAAGTGCAAGTTCTGTGTGCACGTGTGTCGACTTTTGCAAGAACTTCGCATACTTTTGCTTATACGCTTCCAACATGCCAACTGTTGAATATTCTTGTGCTGCCAAATCATCCTCTTGAATTGGCGACAATTGAAACTCTTTTCGAGCAACTTGCGCTTCCTCTTTATATTTCTTTTGAATCTCTTTCGTTGCTTTATCTGGCGCCGACAACAACGTTTGAATGCCATGATGCATGATGCGGCCAACAATGAACGGCAACTTAAACGCGCGCTTCTCTAAGCGACGAATATGCTTCCAATAATAAAATCGAGGACACTTCCGAAACGCATTCATACTTGAATATGAAACGAACAATGGTTTTCCCATGGCACCTCCTACCGAATCACTGAGACAGCAATTGATACAACTCGACATTTCTCTTTTTCAATAACACCTGGTTTCCCATCGTTATCGTAAATATAGTAATCAGGTGTTTCCTCAATAATTGTACATGTCTTCATCTGTGGTTGTGCATGCGTACAAAATGCATCTGGCTTTATTCCACTTGCATCAATCGGCGGATTCGTTGGGTCAAATTTTGGTTCTCCCATTAGTCTTCCTCCTCATTACCTTCACCTATTTCCCCTCCACGATTCTTTTCATGTTGTGATGTCATTCCAGCAAAATGCTTCTTCAAATCAGCGATAAGATTTCCTTTCTTTCGTAAGCATTCGTACACTTGACCTTCTACAGAGGACTTCGTAACGAGATCAGTATAGATGATAGATGCATGCCGTTCCGAACCTTTGCGTCGTATTCGTGCTTCACTATTCGCTCTAAGATCATACGACCATGTATTCGAATAATAGATGGCACATCGTGCTGCAGTAAGTGTAACTGATTCTGCTGCCTTCTTTTGTGTAGCCAATAGAATTGAATATCTCTTGTCATGTTGAAACCTTTTCACCGCAAGATCTTCATCAACTGTTTCACCCGTCAACTTAACCACACCATACTTCAACCGCGTCAAATATTTATAAATCTTCTTAATCGAAAATCGATGTGCTGCCCATATCACGACTTTGTTCTGACTGACATCGATCTCATCAAGAAGTTCCAACAACGCTTCATCTTTCTGCGTCTCGATTACCTCGATATTGCCTTCCGCATCTGTCACGTATCCATCACAGATGGCTAACGATTTCGTAATCAACGCAAAGATATATTGCGTATCGATCTTCACTTTCCCAAGTTCAAGTCGGAAGGTCTTCTTAAATTCATCCAATAATGTCTTCTGTTGCACTGTCAACTCAATATCCACCTTCTTATAGATCTTCGGCGGTAGCTTCAATGACTTGTTTGTGATATGAATGCAAAACGGTGCAATCTTATCCATTAGCTCTTGTACTTTGCGGCGTTTTGGTAATACCTTCATACCCATCTTGACGAAATACGTATTCATAAACGCATGATGCGATGAACCCAACAAATTACTATCGTCAAGAAATTTAACTTGCGGATAAATATCCATCAAGTTTTCTGTCACTGGAAATCCGGTCATAATGTATCGACGTGGAATATGTTTTCCAAGCGCCCACATTACAGTTGTCCGACTCGTATGTGGTGACTTAATCTTCGTACTTTCATCAAGGAAGATTGCATCCCATGGACACTTCACCAACTCGCGAAAGATATTCTTTACACCATCATAATTCACGACAAAAATCACTGGTTGCTTTGATGGTGCATGATATCGACCACCTTCTTGTTGCGATAACTTCATGCCGTGATACAAGATTTTGGCCTTCTTCCGTCTCCCACCAACGAGTACAGCCCAACGAAAATTACTATGTTGCCGAATTTCAGATGGCCATGTTGACTTCACACTCAACTTCGTTGACACTACAAGCACTCTTGCCAACTTCAATGCATCAATGATCATGAGTGCTGCCAATGTTTTGCCTGTGCCGTATTCAGCAAAGATGGCCGCATATTTCTTTGGCACCACAAAATCACGAATTGCTTTTTGGTGCTCCATTGGTTTTGTACGTATCATGCATCCTCACAGTGGTCGTATCATCATCCCTTCAAAGATCGCTGTCACTAATGACTTTCGTTTCGTCTGTTCATTCATTCGCAAGATGACCATAAACGATTGCTCAGCACCAAGAATCAGCGGCACTCTAAATTGCCTCGACAAATAACCTTCACCAACATCTAATAATCGACATGGTAAAATCAACATATCACGTTCAACGATCCGCACAATCGTAAATGCTACACGTTGCAACAACTTCAGTGTTGTTGGATCACTGTAAAATCGAAGATAGCGTACGCGTAATTCAACACCCGGTGGCAACACATGTGGTACGTGCATATTCGTCTTATGATAATGACCTTCCTCACTTCCAACTGTCGACCCGAAAAACACAGTATCATTGGCATCGAGTTGCTGTGTTGAATAGATTGGTGCATCAAGATGCTGTTCCTTCCGGTCGCCTGTCCATCCAATCATGATTCGTCACTCCATTCTTCAATGATCTCGCGAATGTTCACATACGGCACAATGATCCAATATACCTTCCCATCCTGTTCCATCTTCATCGTATAATTCTGTGGATCACGATGCACACCAACACTCAGCACATTCTGATACTGCACCTCTGTTTTATCAATATACGTAATCTTAACGTGTTGAATTCTTATTTTCTGCGTAGACATCGTTCACCATCCATAGGATCGATATCAGTATAATTGTCTTTCACCACGTCTCTCCATAAGCGTGCAATCAATTCTCGTGGATATTCTGAAAACGCGAATCGTAAGACTTCTTCATTCAACAAAAACCGATTAACATCAGACAATCGCCGTTGATACGGCTCCATCCATTCCTTAAACTCAATCACCAACTGACGAAACTTTAACTCACGCTGATACGATCGAATCCCAACAATCATTGCTGCAACTATCACAACGCCCCATATCACCAACGTCAGTTCCATCAATTTGCCTCCTCTATCACTTCACAATGAATTCCTCAAATTCCTCTCGTCGTTTTAATAGCGCCATCACTAACCGAGTCTTTGTAATTGGAATCATCCGCTCAACCCACTCTGTCAATATCACAATATCAAGCTCAGGATCCCCGATATCAACTGGCTTCCCATTCACACGTATATAAATGCCAGTATCCATTATACCCTTCCGTGTAAGCGCCAATGCCCAATCCCAATTGCATCAGCGACGTTATGGTCAAGTTCCTTCCATTCTTTTGTCGTGTACTTCTTGCCTTTCCCTGTATAATCACGTTCCAATCGATTCTTTGTCACGTCTTTCGACAACTGTCCTTTCCATCCACGTGGGAGCGTATACGTGAATTGACCCACATCATTGCGCATCGCATAAAACAACCCACACATGAACGCCAATTTCTCTATCGACCCTGATTCTCGTGCTTGAAATCCTGCCACTGACCAATGATCCGGTAACTCACACACAACTTCATCAACATCACATTTCTTTCGAATTGTCTCAACCTTATTAAAGATCGAAAACGCTTTATCATACCATTCACCGTCTCTTTTTACGATTTTATCAGGGCGAATAAGAATTGCGTCAAGAAGTTTTTTTGTCTTTCTATCGAATATTGCAGCGCCAGTAAAATTGATTGACGGGTCCAATGATAATAGTGTTTTCATTATTTCATATTCCTTATTAACTTCTCTGACGTCTAAAGTACCTTTTCAAACCAACGCGTCTTCGCTTCCGGTATTCTGGATCTTTCCATTTTAATTTTAGCCCGTCACTCATATTTTGACGCGATTGTTTCGTATGTTGTATTCCTTTATTTCCTTTTGAAATTAAGCATCTCGTTTCAAACGAATGACGTTTTCCAAGCATTCCACCACCTTCTCCACCATTCGTCATGTTATAAAGGTATCTATGTCCTTTTGTTTTTCTCCAATACGTGATTACTAACTTCTCCCACCTATTTACTGCATGTATCGTTTTACATTTACCTAGCACCACAACGTTAAATTCACCTTCGCCATATTTTCTTATTGCACAATGCAACGCAAGCTTTGATCCGTTCATTGAATCAACACAATGTTTGTTCCACCGATTCGTAACACTATTTTTCGCGTGTCCAAAATACGCTTTCCCACTAATCTTACATTCAATACGATAAATATAAAATACTCTCCTTTTCATTTTATTACTCGACGGCGAGTAACGTTTTCATGCTTTGTCTTCTGCTCCTTTAACTGTTTCACCTCTTGCTCAACTGCACACAATCGCAACATAATTAATTCAAGTGCTTCAGAAAGAAACGCAACCGCTGTCTGTGGTGTCGGTTTCATCTGCATAAACTTCCGCAACATTGCACGAAACTCAACATCACTCGGTGTCGTTGTCATTTCCATTTTCCTCTATAAATTTTGCCCGTTGATATTGGTACGTCTTTTCCAACAAGATGACTGTCAACATTGCCTCTGGCGATACCCACCCTTTTGGCTTGACAATATCAAATTCAGAATCTCGCTTTGATGCTGTTTTCTTTTTTACCCGTCGCTTCATCATATTGGCGTCATGCACATGCCTCCACCCTTCTTCAAACGGAAAATTACAAATATGTGCTGTCCCAAGCGCCACATAGACGAGATCGATCAAGGCATCAAATGCCTTTGTCGTATCTCCAGACACCCATGCTTCATTAAACTCATCTAATTCCTCTTGCAAAAACCGAATCCGAAATTCCATCATCTCATTCGAATGAAATCCTGGCACCTCGCTTTGTGGAATTTGAAACCGCGTATGAAACTCTTCAATGTCTCTCCACATGTTTGTCATCTCAACCTCCATTATACTGCGGGTTGCAACCGTCGTTCCTTTCTAATTACCCATGCAGCTTTCATCGCACTAATAATCCTCTTCCTTACCGCTGGATTCTTCCATGCTTTCATTATTTTTTGATTTCTCTGTTTTGAGAACCTTTTTCCTTTTAATGCAATCGATCGCAAACGATTTGACTCAGCCGTTTGTTTTGCACCTTTTGTACCTCCACCACCAGATGTCAAATTATATAATTTGCATCCAAGATTCCTATATTGCCGAATCAATTTCATTTCACGTTTGTTTGCTGCATCTAACGTTTTACTGTAACCATCAAAGATGTCTACCGTAAAGTTCCGCTTTCCATATTTCCGAATTGCTGCATGTAATGCGCTCCTTCTATTACTTCTCGCTCTATATTTCGCACGAAAACAATGGCCATTCCATCTGTACCGAACACATTTACTCGACCTTCCACCTGAATGGCCAATATAGATAACACCGTTTACCTTAGAAGTAATCTTATAACAATAAAATCGTTTCATTATCTGTACAAATGTTTGACGTCTGCCCAATTCTTGATATCACCCCATGACTGATCACTTACCTTTGCATCAACTTCCAATGGGATACTTAACGATACATGATCTTCCATTGCTTTTACAATTTCTTTAACGACTAATGAAGCTTTCTCTTTTTTACTT